AAATCTGTAATACGTTTAGTGAAAAGTTTTTTGTCTAGTGTTGCATCTAAATTATTAGGTAGTGTTTCTAAAAACTTATTTTTAAATCGTACAAAGAAATCATCTAAACTATCATCGATGTCAATGTACTCTAAAAGTTGTGTAATGTTTTCTATAGGGTTGGCACGATACTTACCGATAACAGCAGTCGCATTAGATGTGGCGCCATTGATTGTTTCACCTGTAATAAATTTAGTATTGGCTGAAACAAAAATTTTACCATTATCTACATCTTCAGCAAGTATGACAGCAGTTTGGCCTGATGTTTGACCTGTAACGATTTCACCTTTGATAAACTCTCCTTTACCAGATTGTTCATCAACAATATAATCACCGTCATCATTACCAAATTCATCTGTTGCATTGAGTTGAATAAATCCTTCAACTTCAGTTTCTAAAAGTATTTGATCGATTTCACCGATATTGGTGAGAGTGATTTGTGCGGATTCTAAAAGAGTATAATACTGCTTGACAAATTCTAAGAGAGCAGGACTTTGTGACTGAATAAATTCAGGCAGCTGTCTTGAAACAAGATTTGATATTTTTTTGTCATTGGTTGCCATTGATCATTAATACGTTGTTGTCGTTGTTGTATTCGTTTCTGTTGACACGGTCACAGTTGAACTTGAACTACTACCTGATGTGGATGTTGTTGATGTGCCAGAATAAGCACTAGCGTTCGTTACATAACCCACACCTGAATTGGATTCATAGTTATCAATTGAAGCATCAATCGTAGCATTTGCTACATCAATTTGCAATAATTGTTGACGAACGGGTACTAAGTCATTCGATGCAGGTTGTGTCATCACTCTTATCTGTGTGCTTGTTGCACCGTCAACATCTGATACACCTGAAATATTTAAACTTGTAATTTTTACTTCACCTGTTGCATAGTTAATTGTACCTTGATTTGCATTGACAATTGTTCTTGTCGTACCTACAAAAGTAGTTAAACGAACATTGCCACGACCATCGTCATCTAAGAAAAATTCTGTTGTACCGGAACCACTGATTGTAAAACCTGAAGTTTCGAGTACTGCCGTGTGACCGTTGTGTGGATGATAAATGGCATTATTAAAATTAATGGTGTATGTGTCGACTGTACCAAGTAATGGTGTCACAAACTGATACATTTTAAATCTTGTGATGTTATTTAAAATAGAAGGATCTGATTCATCAACAGTCTTTACAAATTGAGAATAACGGAAGATGCCACCGAATTGTTCTAAATTTGTTGTGCTAAAATTTGTAATGGCATTCGTAACTAATGTTTCAATATCCGTATCAGTCTTTGTTGTTGTCTTTGAATTGTATTTAATAAACACATCAGGTTTGATGTAAGTAATTTTAGGATCAACAAAGACAGGTATGACAGAACCTATGTTATAAGTTTCTAAACTTTCAATGATTGATTTCTTTACACTGTTTGTTAACGTAATGCCTGTTGTTGGTTTTAAAGAAATGAATACACGACCATATGTTGGTGGATTATTATCTTCACCACCCCATGATTGTATTGATTGTACATTTGGATAAATGGAACGTATTAGTGCTTTATAATCGTTTGTTGTGACGGCACGATTTTGTGCGGAGAATCTTTTTGGTGCATTGAACTTAATTGAATCAACAGATTCTAAATCAGAACCACCACCTGATGCGGAGTTAACGACAACAGTAATGTCTGTAAATCCACCAATTGAACTGGCATTTGTAAATGTTGAGGCACCATTACTATCTGGTCCGTTTGTCACAACATATTCAAGTATGACAATGTTGCCATTCTCTATTGCTTTACCTAACACACCATTGCCAAAACGAACTTCATATTGTTGATCTTCAGCCGCCTCTAAGTAATAAACATTTGATGTTGAAGTTACACCTGTTACATCTTCGGTCAATGTAAAGGCAGTTGTAGTAGAATCACTTGAAGAATTTTGCACAGTTACTTTTAATGTTGATGTATCAGCACCTGTATTCTTAATTAAAAATCTTTGATTGGCATCCGAAGTGTCAACAGTATATTTGTTTGTAACCAAAGTACCTTCATAAACTTTAACATTTGAAAATGTAAAGATGCCATTAGCAGGTGTAATCGATAATGCTGAGTTAGTAACATAGTTATAGGATACACCATCAATTGTTGTAGTGAACGTTGTACCTTTCGGCATAGTCAATGAAGAACCTGTTGCATCATTTACTGTGATGTCTAATAAAGTATAAGGTGCTCGAGCAGAACGTGCTGTGTAACCTATATGTTTGGCATGAGATACTACAGAGTTTCGAAGATCAGCAGAATCTAAAAACATTTCATTCGCTAACATGTTGGCATAAACGGCATTGTAATGTGTATTGTATGCCAGTAAATCTAACAACACAGCCATACCTGATCCTTCAAAGTCATAATCGGTAAATTCGTTTTGCTTTGATAAGTATGTTTTTAAATTTGCTTTGATTTCGTCAAAGTCTAATTCCGTAATATCGATTCGTTCTGCCATTATCGTAGTCTTTCTAAGAATGTGGTAAATGTTACCAATTCACCTGGTATATTTACGACATAAAAATTAATTGTCACTTCATACTCATTACGATCTAATTGTGGATTGGCATTGACACTTACCAATCTTGCTCGAGGTTCAAAGTTATTAATGACCTCTGAAATTTGTTTTGTCAATAGATTGGCCGTCAAAGGTGTCATCGGTTCAAAAAGTATATCGGTCACATTTGATCCAATCTCTGGATGAAAGGGTCGTTCATAGTGTCGTGTCAGAATCAAATTTTTGACACTTTGTTTGACTGCCTCTATGTCGGTCTTCTTTGTAATATCCTTTGTATTCGGATGTGGCGAAAAGATCAGATTTAAATCTTTATAGATTCTTGCACTACGAGAACTATTATTCGTACGTGACGCATCACTACTGCCTGTCTGATAGATTGCCATTCAACTATTTATATGAAAAATAAAGATTTATGAACCGTTTACAAAGACATTCGTAGAACCTGATGCGGCAGAATTAGGTACCCAAGATCCATGACCACCTGTTGCATCACCTTTACGATGAACTCCAAGACCATTAACGAATACATTTGTTGAAGCACCAACAGCAGGATCACCACAAGATGTTTTATCACCCTTTCGAATTGTGTTGGTGTTATTCGTCTTTACATTGGTAGAGCCACCGGTGTATGCAGTTTGATGAAATGGATTAGGTGTGGGGCTGGCATGCCCTACATGTTTATCTAATCCTGATCGAACGATACCAGGCATTACTTACATTCGCAGTTTTTACACTCACAAGAGGTGCAAGAACCACCATTGGAACAGTGACAATTGTGATCGCAATTTTTACAAGTCATAGAATTATTTATCCCAGCTGCGACATAGTGTCACAGCTATTCACTTTTTACTTGACACGTTGATTTATAACGGTTATAATGTACGTATGTTTTTTAAAAAAAGTATCAAAAGAACCACTTTGGCTGCGACAAAATGTGTCAAAAAAAGTGTAATTTTATGCTTGCAAAACGAAAGGAAATGTATAATATGGTAAATATGAAAAACAAAAACTACGAAGACGAAAGCCTAGAAGCTCTGTTACAAGAGTTCGGTTATGAAACTGATGACAACGAAGACGTTGAAATCGCTACTATGGACGAAATTGAAGACTTAGAAATCTTCAATCAATAATTGAAAGGAACCTACATTATGAAATACAATACTTTTTCTACTGACGAACTATCACAGATTAACGAATTTATTCAATCTGGTAAAGTAAAACGACTGAAAACTTTTTACGGTCGTGCGTTACAAAAACAAACCATTAAAGCTGGTTTTGGTAAAAAGGGAGGCGTGACATACGAAAGTATTAATGCACCTCGTCTTGGTTACCGTATCAGTTCTGTTTACAGTAAATATCAGAACTCTTATCGAACCAATGATATCAACAATCAAATTAATCGTATCTCTAAAGAGAAGAAAGAAGTTGCCTAATGAACTATAAAATGAAATTTAATCTTTCTAAAGATGAACAACAATATATCTCTGAAAAGTTAATCGAAGCCATTGAATACTTTGATGAA